CCAGCTGCGGGACCAGCTGCGTACGCAAATGTCAGGCGCCGTCTGGGGAAGCCAGGAACTGCCGTGGCTCGCGTTCTACAGCTTCGGCCGCCAGCTCGGCGCACGGTACGACCAGACCGCCAACGACCGCCTGGACGCGATGCTCGCCACCGGCGACCTCGGCTGGTGGTGGCCGTACCGCGGCTGGTGCATCCTCACCGACCGGCCCACCACGCTGCACCGTGACCCGCAAAACCGGCTCCACCACGAAACCGGGCCCGCGGTCGCGTACGCGGACGGCTGGAGTGTGTATGCCTGGCACGGCACCCGGGTACCCGCCGACCTGATCGCCGGCAAGTGGTCCACCGCTGACATCCTGAAGGAGCCCAACTCGGAGGTGCGCCGCTGCGCCATCGAACACATGGGCTGGGACCGGTTCGTACGTGAAGCCCACCTCGAGCAGGTAGGCGCGACGGTCCCCGACCCGGGCAACCCGGGTCACGAGCTCGCCCTCTACGACGTGCCCGAGCAGGTGTACGACGAGCCCGTACGGGTGCTGCTGTGTACCAACGCCACCGTGGAACGTGACGGTACCCGCCGCCGGTTCGGACTGACCGTGCCGGCCACCATTCAGGACCCGCTGCACGCCGCAGCGTGGACCTTCGACCTCGACCCGGCCGACTACGCCGGGCTCACCAATGCCTACTGAAAGGGGCACCCGCACCATGCGCACACTCGCGCGCCTCATCGACGAGCACGGCGTCCAGGTCGACGAGCACCTCGACCGCAGCCTCGACGTACCCGTGTCCGCCGGGCTGCAGCGGCAGGGTGACGTGATCGTCATCCCCGCCGACATCGCCAACCCGGGCGGCCACGCGGTCACCCCGGTACCCCGCGACGGTGTCGCTGTCGTGCAGGGCGAAAACGGCGGCAACACCCACCTGCTCCTCGCCGCCGGCGACGTCCGCTACGACACCCTGGAAGGGACCAGCCCCCTCGACCTGGGTGTGCTCACCATCGCCGCCGACGCGACCGCCTACCTGGCGCACTCCGAGCACGGGTACGCGGGCATCGCACCCGGCACGTACACGGTACGCCGGCAGCGGGAACAGGCCGACGAGATCCGCGTCGTCGCGGACTGATCGAACACCGCACCACCAGCCCGGCCACCACTCCCCCGGTGGCCGGGCTGGCCCCCTACCCGCACGAGCACGAAGGAGCCAGCACAACACTATGGCGTACTGGCTCGACGATGGATTCGACACCTGGCCCGAGACCATCCGGGCCGGCTCGGCAGCAGCGGGACTCTACGTCCGGTGCGGGTCGTGGATCGCGCGCAACACTCAGGACGGCCACGTGCCGGCCGAGGTTGCCGCGATGTACGGCACCACGGAGTGGGCCACGAAGCTCGTCGCGGTCGGCCTCTGGGAGGTTGAGCCAGCCGGGTATCGGGACGTCCGGTACCACAGCATGGGCAACCCGACCGCGGACGTGGTTCGCAAGCGTCGGGCCGACGCCGCTGAGCGGCAGAGGAAGCTCAGAGAACGACGCGTCACGCGTGACACAACACGTGACTCACGCGGAAGTCACAGCGGTAGTAGCACCGTGAGTCCGCGTTCCCCTTCCCTGCCCCTCCCTACGGGAGGGCAGGGGGCGCGCGCACGCGCCGCGCCCCGCTGCCCCACCCACCCCCACGAACTCGCCCACAACTGCCGCCTCTGCGCCGCCGAAGCCCTCGGCCGCCCCGACGACAAGGACGCAGCATGATCGTCTACATCTCCATCGGCAACAGCGACGACAAACTCAGCCAGGCCGACTGGTCCAGCTACGTCCTCGACGTCGACCGCGCCTTCGAACACGCCGTACGGTACGAAGGCGCCCGCGTCCACGGCCGCTGGTACTCCCTCCCCCACGAGCCATGGCAAAACGCCTGCTGGTGCGCGGAATGGCACCCCGACCTCGCCCACATCGTCGAAGGGCTGAAGCGCAGCCTCACAACGATCGCCCGCACCTACCGGCAGGACTCGATCGCCTGGGCCGTCGCCGAAACTGAGTTCCTCACGGCCGCCTGAACCCATGCCGATCGACGAAGCCGTGCCACCCACCGGCCGCTGCGGTGCGAAGACCCGCGGCGGTGGAACGTGCACCCAGTACCCGATCAGGGGCACGAAGCGGTGCCGGATGCACACGGGCCGGCCGGGCCGGGCTGGTGCGAAGGCGAAGGGCCAGGTGGTGGTCGAGCTGGCCCGGTGGGGCCTGGGTGACACCACGGTCGATCCGGGTGAGGTGCTGCTGCGTCTGGTCACCCAGTCCGCGGAACGGGTCGGCCGGTACTCGCGGTTGCTCGGTGAGGCGTATGAGGCGGGCGAGCGGCTGCGGGAGGCCAGCGAGGCGACCGCGCGGGATGCGAACGCGGTCGGCGCCGACCAGCTCACCGCGGTGCAGGACCTGCGGCGCATCCTCACCACCGGCGGGGTGGCCGCCCTGATCGGGTTCAAGTACGACGCGACGAAGGACGGGGACATCTACCCCGCCGAAGAAGCCCTGCGCGGTCTGGCGAGGCTTGAGGCGGAGGAGCGGGACCGGTGCGCGTCGTTCGCGCAGAAGGCCGTCGCCGCGGGCCTGGCCGAGCGGCAGGTGCGGGTGGCGGAGCGGCAGGGCATCGAGATGGCCGCCGTGTTCCGGCGCGTCCTCGACGCCGTCCTGGCCGCCCTGTTCAGCCGGCTCGTCGAGGTGCTGGGCCTGTCGGAGGAGCAGCAGGCGCTGGTGCCCGAGCTGCAACGGTACGTGGCTGGGCTGGTTCCGCAGCTGCTGCAGCAGGAGATCGCCGCGATCACCGGCGGCCGGATCATCGAAGGGGGCGCGGCGTGAGGCGGCTAAGGGTGTACTGGGAGCCTCGCGACCTGTGGGTCGGCGTGTACATCGCGGTCAAGGCGGTGTACGTGTGTCCGCTGCCGTGCCTGGTGTTTCGGTGGCAGCGCCGTATCGACCGGACCATCCGCTTTGGACGGACGGGGGGACCGCATGCCTGACGTGATGGACGAGTCTTCGTACCTCTGGCTGCGCCGCCTCCGCCGCGGCGGTCCGGCACGCGAGCACGAGCACCGACGCCGCGAGCTGGCCGAGCTTGTCGCCGGCGGGCCGAAGACCCGCACGGAGTGGCTGCGCCTCGGGTATACCGACGTCCTCGAAGTGGACTGGCTACCGGGCGGTACCGCGCTCCTCGCCGCTGACGGCACGCTGTACCTGCCGCTCAGCCTGGTACTACCCGATGGGTGGGTGGTGTGGCCGCACGGCCCGGTTGTCGGCTGGCTGCGCAGGGAGGCGCCGAGTGCCTGACCTGCTCGACGCCGTCGGCGAGCTACTCCGCCCCCAATCGATGCGGGTGCACCCGCTCGCCGACCTCACCACCGACCCACCACCCGGCGCCCCGGCCGAGCTGCGGTACCAACTCCAACAAGCCCGACGGCTCGCCTCCGCGAGGTTCTACACCGTCCACGCACCCTGCCTGCTCGCCCAGCTGCGCGCCGCGGTCGCCGGCACCGACGTCGTCGGAGCGAACCTGCGCGGCGTCGCCCGCTCCCGCCTGCCCCTCTCCGCCGACGCGTTGGACCTGTGGGTGTGGATCGTCACCGCCGTTCACACCTGGGCCAACATCCTCAACGTCGACCGGCACCCCGACCTGCCGCCCGATCCCACACCAGCCGGCATACCACCCGTCGGCCTGGTCCTACGCGCCGTCGCCGCGGCCGCCATCGCCCAGCACGCCGACGAGCTCGCCGACCGGGTCGCCCACGACGCCCACCACTGGGCCAACCAGATCCGCAGCATGCTCGCCGGCCCGGCCGTCGACGAACGCCTCTACCCCATCCGCGGCGCCCACTGCAGCCAGTGCGGCGCCACCACCGCGTCCGAGCCCCGCGACGACGGCCAGCACTACCGGGTCCCCGCGGTCCAGGTCCGCGTCATGCGCGAAGACCAGGACGACCACGGCCATTGGCACCTACGCCCCGCCGACAGCATCGACCAAGACGGGGCCTGGCTGTACCAAATGTGCTTGGCCTGCGGGGCGAACGGCTGGGTACCGTACACGACCGAGACAGGAGCAGCAGCATGAGTCGTGACCAGAAGCTTTCTGCGCTTGTTAGCGGTGTCAGTCCACTGGGTAAGGCGCTCGATGGTACGCCAACCAAGAAGAACCGGGCGCCAGCCAGAAGAACGACGAAGATTGACGACGAGGTTGTAGAGAAGTTCGGCTGTCGCGCTTGCGGATTTCGCACAGATGAACGGTCTGACTTTCAGGCGCATCTGATTTCCGAAATTGCCGCCCTACAAGGTGATCTTGAAGAGTTGATCGGCATTGGTCGGGCGCGCTCTCGCCGAGCCTATGCGAACAATCCCCAGGTTCGGAAGGATGCTATTGCCAGATGGCGAGCGAGAAATCCGCAATGGCGGGAACAGCAGAACGCTCATAACAGGGCACGCAAGGCGCGCAAGAGAGCCGAGCGTGAAACAGGGATACGAGATCCACGAATGCCAGGGCCTGACGGCCGTTGCCCGCCGAAATGCGAGTGCGGACGTCATCGTCGCCGACCGACAGGAGTCGTAGCTTGAGCAACCGCCGCCGGCTCAGCCGGCCACCCGCCAGCCAACGCGGCTACCGCGGTCCCGACGACATCGAGACCGCCCGCGCCAACGCCCTGGTCGCGCGTCAGGTCGCCGACCAGGCCGCAGCCGACCTTGCCCGCCTCGAAGCCGCTCACCCTGCCCCGGAGGCCCACGTGCCCGACACCACCGTCACCGCACAACTCGACCAGCTCGCCGCCACCATCAACGCCCAACGCGTCCAACCCCACGTCCAGGCCCTCGGCGAATACGAGCAGCGCATGCTCGCCGAACTGCTCGCCGCGTTCCCCGATGTCGAGCAGACCACCATCGGCGCGATCCTGCTCTACCACGGCGGCCGCCTCGCCCAACTCGGATCGTCCCTGCCCGACCCGCTCAAGCCCCACGTCGGGCCGATCCTGTGCAACCTCACCCAGATGTGCGGCGAACGCCTGTGGACCGGGCAACCCCCGGTGGTGTGGCACTGCCCGCACACCCTCGTCGGCGGGAAGGCGTGCCCGAAGGTACTCACCGCCCGGGATGAGGAGCAGCTGGCCCCCCGGGTCGCGGGGCATCTGGAGCTGTCGCACCCGGACACCCGGGCGGAACGGCGCGCGTGAGCGACACCTGGTACCGGGATCCGCCCGACCTGCCGCCGATCGAGGATGGCTTCGGCAGGCTCTGGACGTTCGACGGTCGCTGCCTCAACCCGTCACCCGAGCCGGCCCTCTCAGACTGGCTCGGGTGACGGGTTGAGTGGCCGGAGGACCTTCAGTACGAGGTTCTGCGCGTGGCAGTGTGCATGGATTTTGCCGACGAGTACTGGCGCCGAGTCCGGGCGCTTGACGATTCGCCTAGCTCCGAGCGATGATCGACGCACCGACCTTCAGCGTGCCCGGAAACGGGAGGTAGCCGCATGCCCCCACCCGGCCGCCCGACCTCGTTCACCGACGTCCTCGACGCCGAGACCACACCGGTACCCACGCCGGTCGCCGCACCAAGCCCCGCCGTACCCGTCGACGGAACCTGCGGTGCCCCGCACCACACCGACCCGCGCATCACCTGCCAGCGCCCCGCCGACCACAGCCACACCGCCGCGGCCGGCCAGGACCTGCACGCAGCGAAGCGGCTGTGGAACGACGGGGACACCGATCCGACCTGGGCCACCTGGGCATAGACTGGTCGCCGCTGAGGACCGTGCGGTCGGACGAGAAGTGCAAAGCTGGCACGCCCCGTTGAGGCGGGGAGGATCCGGGAGTCGCGCCCACGGCCGAAGGACGGCGGTCCTCGGCACCTGACGGCAGGTGGTCGACGTGGTCGACCTCACCGCCATCGCCTGGGGCAGCTTCCTGGACCAGTTCCAGCCCGGGCCCCGCCCGGCCGCCGCCGACTACCCGACCCCCGGTACGCTCGCCGCCCACTGCGAACCGCGCACCGTGCAAACCCCGGCCCTCGACCTGCTCGACGAGGCCCTCGTCGACGCCGCCGACGGCACCGCGCCGCGGCTCATGTGGTTCATGCCCCCACAGGAAGGCAAGTCCCAGCGGGTCAGCCGCTGGTTCCCGCTGTGGCTGCTGCTGCGCAACCCCGAGCTGCGCATCGCCATCTGCTCGTACAGCGACGCGCTCGCCCGCCGGTGGGGCCGGGCCGTACGCAACGACATCCTCGCCCATCCCAGCCTCGGCCTCACGGTACGACGCGACACCAGCGCCGCGAACGAGTGGCAGCTCGACGGCCACGACGGTGGGGTCATCACCGCCGGCCTCGAATCAGGCCTCACCGGCCGCCCCGTCGACGTGCTCATCATCGACGACCCGGTGAAGGGCCAGGCCGAGGCCGACTCGGAGACGTACCGGGAAGCGGCGAAGGAGTGGTGGCGCGGCACCGCGTCGTCCCGGCTGGCGGAGAACGCCATCGTAGTCCTCATCATGACCCGGTGGCATGAAGACGACCTCGCCGGCTGGCTCCAAACCGAGGACGCCGACAGCGGCCGGTGGCGGATCGTCAACATCCCCGCCCAAGCCGACCACAAGCCCGACCGCGGCGAGCAGGATCCGCTCGGCCGGGACGTCGGCGAGTACCTGACCAGCGCCCGCGGCCGTACCGTCGAGGGCTGGCTTGCGCGACGCAAGGACGCCGGCAGCCGCGCCTGGAACGCCCTCTACCAAGGCCGCCCAGCCCCGCAGGAAGGCGGCATCCTCAAACGCGGCTGGTGGCAGTACTACACCCGGCCCCGCGCCGTACGCCGGCAGGACGGCACCTGGCACGCTATCGGCGCCGACCAGGTCATCCAGTCCTGGGACATGGCCTTCAAAGACACCACCGGCAGCGACTTCGTCGTCGGGCAGGTGTGGGCCCGCCGCGGCCCCAAGGCGTGGCTGCTCGACCAGGTACACGACCGATTGGACTTCCCCGCCACCTGCGACGCGGTACGCCAGCTCACCGCGAAGTGGCCACAAGCCAAACTGAAACTGGTGGAGGACAAAGCCAACGGGCCCGCCGTCGTCGCGCAGCTGCGGCAAACCATCGGCGGGTTCGTCACCTGGGACCCCAAGGACAGCAAGGAAGCCCGCGCACACGCCGTGTCCCCGTTCATCGAGGGCGGCGACGTCGAACTACCCGACGCCAGCATGGCGCCCTGGGTGGCCGGGTTCGTCGACGAAGCCGCCTCGTTCCCCAACGGCACCCACGACGACCAAGTCGACGCGTGCACCCAAGCCCTGCACCGGCTACTCCTCGACACCGGCGCCGGCGGCAGGTTCATGCAGCAACTGCAGGCCGAGCGCGGTGCCCGAGCTTCCTGACCAAGGCTGGTGCCCCATCTGCGCCGCCTGGTACCAGCCCCTGCCACTGGCCGGCGGCCGGCTGACCTACCACCTGCACAACCAGTCCATGCACGCCGTGCAGATCCCCGGGGGTGGCGCGTGTCCCGACGCTCCACCACCCGCAACCGTGCCCGCCGGCAGGCGGTACGCAACAAGGCCCTCCCGCCCGCGGTAGTCCAATCCGCGGCCACACCACCACGCGGCTACGCCCTCGGCGACCTCATCAACGCGCTCGCCGGCCGGGGCCAAGTCAACGGCTCGTTCAACCCGATGCCCCGCGACCCGCTCACCCAGTCCCCCTTCGGGCCCCTGTCGCCGCTCACCCCCGCCGCGCTCGATCCGGCCCGCCGCGACACCGGCCGCCCCGAACCGCGCATCAGCCAGTACCCCGTCGCGTGGAACATCCCCGGCAACGACCAGCGCCTCATCCCCTGGCAGGTCCTGCGCGAAGCCAGCCGCTACATCGACATCCTGCGCCGCTGCATCGAGATCCGTAAGCGGCACATCCGGTCGCTGAAGTGGGTGTGGGCGGTTTCCGACGACACCATCCAGGAGGCGTACCGCAAGGACTACCGCCGCGGCAAAGACGACATCGAAGCCGAACTGCGGGACAAGTACTGGCCGGAGATCGCCCGGCTGACCGACTTCTGGTGCAAACCCTGGCGCAGCAACGGCCTGAACTTCGGCCAGTGGACCAACGGTGTGATCGAAGAGCACCTGGTGTGCGACGCCGTGGTCGTGTACCCGCGGATGACGTACGGCGGTGACGTTCTCGACCTGGAGGTGGTGGCCGGGGACACGATCAAACCGCTGCTGGATGTGCGCGGCGCCCGCCCCCTGCCACCGCACCCGGCATTTCAGCAGATCCTGTACGGCTTCCCCCGCGGCGAGTGGCAGGCCACCGCCGAGTTCGACGAGCTGGGTAACGCCGTGGTGGACAACGCCTACCTGGCCGACCAGCTGTACTACCACCGGGAAAACTTCCAGCCGTCGGTGCCTGCCTACGGGTACTCGGCCGTCGAGCAGGCCCTGATCTCCGCGCGCCTGTACCTGAAGCGTCAGGGGTGGATGCTCGCCGAGTACGACGACGGCTCCACCCCGTTGACGTGGCTGGTGCCGGATCCGGCCGCGCACGCGGGGGAGGACTGGAACCCGCGGCAGCGCCGCGAGTGGGAGAACTCCCTCAACGACGAGCTGGCCGGGCAGACCGCCGCCCGGCACCGCATCAAACTCGCCCCGCCCGGGTTCAAACCCGACATCATGCCGTCGGTTGATGAGCGGTACCGGCCCGACTACGACCTGCACCTGATCAAGCTGTTGGCCACACACCTGAACGTGACGATCGCCGAGCTCGGGTTCACCGAGGCGAAAGGCCTCGGCTCGTCCGGGTACCACGAGGGCCAGGAAGACGTTCAGGACCGCATCGGCCGCCGCCCCGACACGGCCATGCTCTCCGAGCTGATCACCGACGTGTCCCGCCGGTTCCTGCACTCACCACCAGAGATCGAGTTCCAGTTCCTGGGCCTGGAGTCCGAGGACGAGGCCGCCCAGGACCAGGTCTCCGAGAACCGCACCAAGCGCGGCGCGATCGTCCTGAACGAGGACAGGAAACGCCTGGGCCTGCCCCTGTACGACTTCGCCGAAGCCGACATGCCGATGATCATCACCGGTCGGGGTGTGGTGTTCCTCGAAGGCGCATCGCAGACCGCGGTACCCGGGCAGCTCATCGAACCGCAGGTGGCGCAGCCCAACCCCAACGGGCAGCCCGAAGGTGATGACGCTGCCCCCGGCTCCGACCTGAACGACACGGACGTGTTCGCGCCGTTCGCCGCCGCCGGGGTCCCCATCCGACCGCAACGCGCGCAGCAGCCGGTGCAGAAAGGCAAGAAGGGCAAGGGCAAGCCGGATCAGCCCGGCAAGGACGGCATCACCCCCGCCGACGAGCTCGACGACGACACCCTCGAACAGCGTGGCATGGTCGACCGGATCGTCACCCAGCTGGAGCCGGACTTCCCCGACTGGGCACTGAACTGGATCCGCGACGGCTCCACCACTTGGGAAGGCCCGACGGCGGTACCGCTGGACCAGGTTGACTACTCCGGTGCCGATTCGTGGCAGGCCTCGCACGAGCCGGAGAAGGTCGCGAAGTTCACCGACGCCATCCGGCAGGGAAAGATCAAACCGTCGGTGCTGGTGCGCAAGCCCGGGCAGAAGAAGCTCGTCGTCATCGACGGCCACCACCGGGCGCTCGGGTACCGCAACCTCGGCCAGCCCGTCGTCGCCTGGGTCGGCACCGTAACCAAAGACTCCGGGCCGTGGGACGAGATGCACTCCGCCCAGTACCGCAGCCCCGGCAACGACGGGCCCAGCGCCTCCGAAGCCGGCGGCGGCCCGTCAACAGCCAACACCAAGCCGGAAAAAGTGGCCGAGGCGACCGCGTACAAGCGGTGGGCCCGGCGCAACCCGAACCCGAAACGGCCCTTCACGTTCCTGCACCACGACCGCGCCGAGCAGGACGCGCTGATCAAAGCCGCCGCCGACCCGGGCGGCGGTGGTGCCGACCCAAAAGCACCCACGCCCCCGGCGGACACCCGGTGGCCGGGCTGGACAATGGACCTCGCCGTGGCAGCGTGGTGGGCGCCCCGCCTGTTGCGGTCCCTGATCTCAGCGCTTGGTATCGGACGCCTCGCCCGCCTGTGGCGCAAAGCTAACCCCGCGTACCAGCCGGGTGACCTGACCCCCGACGCCCGGCAGTGGCTGACCACCCAAGGCGTCGACCTCACCGACCCCCTGGCCCGGATCCTCGGCAGCATCTGGGCTGAAGGCTCCTACATTGGTGACCGGGCCGCGGCCGCCGTCATGCAAGTGCCGGACCCGCGTACCGCGGTCACCGTCGACGTTGACTGGGGCCGGTGGAAACCCGGCCACCCCGACGCCGCCCGCCAGGTGTTGTCCGCCGACGGTGCTGATGTTGGGCTTCGTGCGCTGCTGGACTCCGCCGGCATCACCATCAAGTCGATCGCCGACAACCGGCTCGACGAGGTCGCCGCCGTTCTCGCCGACGGGCTCGAGCAGGGCCGCACCCCGGCGCAGATCGCCGCCGCCCTGCGGGGTGTGCTGGATAACCCGGTGTGGGCGCAGATGGTGGCGCTGACCGAAACCGCCCGGGCCATGTCCGCGTCGGCGCACGCCCGGTACGCGGCGAACGGCATCGAGGCCACTGAGTGGCTGACCGCCATGGACCAGAACGTGTGCCCCATCTGCCTGGCGAATGAGGCGGCTGGGCCGGTACCGATCGGCGAGCGCTTCCCCAGTGGGGACCTGTACCCGCCGGGGCATCCCCGCTGCCGCTGCGCCCTTGTGCCCGTGGTCGGCGCCCGGGTGTTGGGGAAGATGTTCGGGCAGATCTTCGATCCGGACGAGCACCCACGCGGCTACCACGGCTGGTTCACAGGGACCGGCGATGACGATGCGAAGCCGGGCGGCCGCCGGCGTCGGGGCAAGCCGCACATCACCCTGCAGCACGCCACCAGCCGTCTCGCTGAATGGCAGGCACACCACCAGCAGCTCGCCCAGGAACAGCGGGCCGCGTTCATCAACGGCGTCGACCGGGCCCTGCAGCAGGCGCAGGGCTCCTCGTTGGACGAACTGGCCCGCCACTATGGCATCAAGGGCCGGTCAACCATGAAGGCTGGCGAGAAGCGGCAAGCCATCCGCGAACACCTGTTCGGCGCGCCGCCGGCAAAGACGAACGAGGCGGGTCGCGGACCAAGAACGCCTCGTGGCCCAAGAGCGTCCCGTTCCTCGACGACAACGGTGACGGCGGCCAGTACCCCAACCGTGCCGCCGCCGCAGACAGTGACCGGATCCGACAGCTACTGGTGGAAGAGCCTCACCAGCGACACCGGCTGGGACAACCCGGCCCCGGTCAAGAACCTGATCCTGTACCGCGGCAGTTACACCGTCGAGCAGGGTTGGGCGTTCCGCGTCGACGGTGTCAGCTACCTGATCCAGGTTTCCGGCGCGGAGGGCGGGCCCGGGTATGGAATCGGGTGGGACGTCGGCAGCGCATCCGATGCAGCCCGGCAAGCCCGGCTGCTGCAAAAGTTCCACGCCACACTGCCCACCGAAGCGGTACAGCATCAACAGGCATACCACTGGTTGACCGGCCGCAACCCGGAGGACAGCCACTGGGCTGTGCAGTACAACCGCCCCGACTTCCGGTCCGCGTTCACCGCCGGCGACGGGGCGGTGTACGCGTGGAGCAAGGTCACCGGGCTCAGCTATGACTCGTCGCTGCGCCACGAGTTCGGCCACAACGTTTCCACCGCGATGCGTGAGCGTGGCCTCCACGCGGAAGGTGCCGCGTGGCGTCGCGCCACACAGAGTGCCGATGCTCACCGTGAAGTGTTCGACCTGAGCATGAATCCCGGCCTCGCCTACGAACTGCAGATCACCCCGAATGTGGATCCGAGCGCAAACTTCCCGCACGGGGTCACCAAATATGGCAAGTCGTCGGTCACCGAGGACTACGCCGAAGCGACATCGCTGTACTTGGCCGGCCGGATCGGCACAGGCCGGCTCACCAAGGACGGCCCGCTACAGCCGGTGTACTTCCGGGACCTGTTCCCGGCGCGGGCCGCAATCCTCGACCAAACCTACCCGGCGGTCGCCCAAGCCCAGCTTGCTGAGCTTGCCCGACTAGGCCGTTGACCCCGGCTCGTTGCCGTCGTCGAAGGTGACCAGGGTCGACAGGACACTCCCGTCGGCCAGGTGCTGCAGGATCTCCCCGCGCACCGCGCCCTCAGCCGTAGGCAGCC